GCAGTTTGTAATATTAGGGAAAGGCCACGAAAGCCCCACCCCACTTGGACAAGCCCCCCCAGGGTGGGGGCGGGTGTTTATCCCACCCACACATATCCCTGGCCACTTTTGACTTTATCCCCTAAACACATTAGTATCTCCACCATGAAGACACTAACTACTGAATTATTAGAGCTCCTGGAAGAAATAGAGGCCGAGCCCCGCAAAGCCCCAATACCCACCCACGTAATGGCTCACCAGAAAGATAGCTTGGTCTATTGCTTACGTTTCAATGATGGAACCTTATATGTAGGCTACACAACCAATCCACTCCAACGATATAAAACCCACACTGGTTTTTGGGGTGAGGAGTTTGTATTCAAGATAATATTCGTCGGAACTCCCCACAGAGTAAAAAGCGTAGAGAAGATATTCATACGTAGGTTAGGTGCCAGGCACACACTACGGAATGTTCTCATCCCCCAAAAGCCATCAGAACCCTTCATATCTCTGGCCAGCGTAGCTAAGGATGCCGGTGTGAAGCCCAACACCCTCTATACCCGTATGCGAAATGGTGAGACTTTGGAAGAAGCCTTGGACAATAAAAACAGGAACCCGCCCAAGCATATGTTTGAGTTGAATGGGGAAATATATGGTGTAAAACAACTATCGCGTATGTATAATATCTCCTACCAAACCATACTCTACCGGATCAACACCTGCGGGATGAGTATAAAACAAGCAATTAAGAGGTAAGCTATGCCCCGTCAAAAATCAGGGAACGTAAGGATAAATATGTATGTTTCCCCCCGCATCGTGAAAGCCGCCAAAATACTGGCTACCAGACGCGGGACCACCTATTCCGAGCTGTTCCGCAATGATATTGATGCCTACATACTTGCTGAATTGAGGAAACTAAAAGATGCAGCCTAATCATCCCCATTCAGGTGCTATATTGTCGGCCGAGTCCCTCCGACCCCTACTAGCCGCTGAGCTGGCGCTGAACCTCATGGAGACGAAAGACATCCTGGCTCAGTTCTCACTCAGCCCTGACGACTTACGCACCATGCTCAAAGACCCTGGCTTCCGTGCCATGATTAAAGAGTACAAACAGGAATGGCTCAGTGCCTCGAATGCGAAAGAGAGGGTCAGGCTTAAGTCCATGCTGGCGACAGAGGAAGGGCTTGAGACTTTGTGGGCAATATTCCAGGATATGGACATCGCCCCGCAGGCGCGGTTAGATGCCTATAAGCAGCTCACCAATCTGGCGGATGCGCAGCCTAAGAAAGACTCGAGTGCCGAGGGCACCAAGTTCACCCTTAACATCCAGCTGGCGGATCACGCGCCTATACTCATAGACGCCACGGAGACACTCCCGGCATTGGAGCATGACTATGGCGAGTAAGACAAACACATACAAAGCACCCCCTACGCTGAGCCGGTTCATGGAGTCTGATGACCCGATGCGGTTTATTCGCGGGCCGATAGGGAGCGGGAAGTCGGCGGCTTGTGCGGTGGAGCTCCTCAGGCGGGCCTCCATGCAGGAGCCAGACTCAGATGGCATACGTCGTTCGCGCGGTGCCGTGGTGCGTAACACACTCAGCCAACTGAAATCGACGTGCCTGGTGACCATAGAGGAGTGGCTGAGGCCTGTGATCCACTACAAGGTCTCTGACTCGACCATTCAGGTGCGGGCGGGGGACATTCACGCAGACTGGCTGCTGCTGCCCCTGGACACGCCACAGAACATCCAGAGGCTACTTTCTCTGGAGCTTACGTATGCCTGGTGCTCGGAAATGCGGGAGTTGCCCCTGGAGATTGTGCAGACGGTTTTCTCGCGTACTGGCCGGTTCCCATCGAAAGTGAATGGTGGGGCGACGTGGCGAGGGCTCTGGGGGGAGACGAACTCGTTCTCCGAAGACTCAGAGTACAACAACTTTCTGGAAGTCGACAGGCCCAAGAACGTAGCTTACTTTATTCAACCAGGTGGGATGGAGAGTGATGCCGAGAATGTCGAGAACCTGCCGGATACGTACTACCAGGATATGGTGGAGGCAAACTCCCCCGACTGGATAGACCAGTATATTCACAACCAGATTGGGCCGAGTCTCTCGGGGCAGGCGGTGTTTGCCAAGAGTTTCGACTACGAGTTCCATACCAGGGACGCGTTGACACCAGACTTTAACCGGGCGCTGATCGTTGGCGTCGACACCGGGCGTCACCCCGCCGCGGTGGTCGGGCAGATAGACTCGCGGGGGCGCATGCTGGTGCTGTGCTCCGTTGCGGCTGAGAATATGGGCATGGAGAAGTTTGTGGCTGAGAAACTGCGCCCGCTACTTACGGACAGGTTCCAGGGCGCCGGGAAGTACTTTTTGGTTATGGACCCGGCAGGGCGGCAGAAGTCCCAGATAGGTGAGGAGTCGGTGTTTGACTCGGTCAAGCGACTGGGGTTTTCTGCGGTGCTGGCACCTACCAACGACATCGAGCCCCGCCTGAGGGCGGTCGAGAAATACTTGCAGATGCAGATATCGGCGGGCGGCGGCATGCTCATAGACCGGGCGTGGAACCAGGGGTTGATACGAGCGATCATGCACGGGTATCGATACAAACGCAGTAAAGACGGGGTTCTTGGGGAGAAACCAGAGAAGCTCCACCCCGAGTCGGACCTATGTGACGGGCTCCAGTACTTGTGCTTATCAGCAGACTCGGGCGTAATAGCTCGCTCGATGCGTAGCCCACGGGAGCGTAAACCACCGCCTGCGGCCGCAGGTTGGACTTGACAACGCAGTAACAACCACCCAAACTCGGTGGAAATAGCCCATATGGACGCATATGCCAGGTCTTACAACTAACGCGAACGTGAGAAATCTCTCTACAGGGTCAGCTTCTTCTGCTGGCCCCGCCATTGCGTCGCCCCCAGCTAACAGTAACCCAATGGGAGACGGTGGTCTCCTGAGGATCGTGTCCAACGAGGATATGGTCAATGCCGAGAACGACGAAGGTCGCCAACAACGTGAACACGAAGAAGCAAGCGAAGAACTAAAACGACAGGGTATAGCAGGTCATATCCGGGAGCAGTTCTATGACTTCCGAAGTCAACGTGAAACCAGAGGAATCTCTGTCAGACTCGTCGAGGCCCTCAGGGTCTACCGAGGAGAATACTCAGACAGTAAGCTCGCGGAGATACGCAAGTTTGGTGGCTCCCAAGTTTATTCCAGGCTCTCAGCGCTCAAGTGCCGAGGCGCCACCGCCATGCTCCGAGACATCTACCTTGCCGGAGAAAGACCCTGGTTTGTAGAACCTACCCCAGACCCCACACTACCTGAAGATATCACTAAGTCTGTTATGGACCTTGTGAATGTCGAGACACAGAAAATGCAGGCGGCCGGGCAGCCAATAGACCAGGCGCAGGTACAGGGCCGAGTCAAACAACTTACACAGAGTGCAGAGAAAGCGGCGCTGAAGCAGGCCCACGAGGATGCTAAAGATGCTACGGTATATTTAGACGATATGCTGGTAGAGGGCGGTTTTTATGACTCCCTGACGGCTTTTTTGCATGACTTAGCCATATTCCCATACGCTTTTATGAAGGGCCCGGTTGTAAAGATGGCTACAGACGTGAAGTGGGAGAATGGTGAAGCGGTCGTCAAGGACCTCCCCAAAATGTACTGGACTTCGCCTAGCCCGTTCGATATTTACTGGCAGAGCGGCGCCCCAAATTTTCATGACTGCGATATTATCGAGCATCTGCGGCTTACCAGGGCTGACCTGAACAACTTGATAGGAGTACCTGGATATAACGAGCAGAACATACGCGACGCACTGACTGAGTTTGGCAACGGCGGTTTGAGCGACTGGCTAGACTACACAGACACAGAACGCGCCCATATGGAGGGTAGAGAAGACCCCCATATAAACATAAGCAATTTAATCGATACGTTGGAGTTCCACGGTAAGATACAGGGCTCCATGCTGCTCGATTACGGATTTACCTCCCAGGAGATACCTGACAAGGAAGTCGATTATTTTTGTACCGCCTGGATAGTAGGG